TCATCGAAGATTTCTTTAGTACAGTCTTCAAATGGAGCTTGTTGATAAGTGCCTCCATTATAAGGTAGTACAGAGATACCAGTATAGTTATAACGATTCTCCCACATCCACTTACCACATTCTTCCCACTCATCATCTTTTAATGAAATGGTACAAGAAACATTGTGTTTATTATCACCTCTATCATGACCATAAGCTACCCACTCTAAGTTAAATTTCTTAACTCGTTCTAAGATTTCTTTATAGCTTTCAGTACGAAGGATAGAACCTTCAGGAGCTTTCTGAGGGAAACTCATAACAGCTTCTAAGTGTGGTTTCCATACACAGTCTTCAATTAAAGCAGGTACAGTTGAAGTCATATATCTGTATAATGGTTCATTCTTACCTACACGCATACGGCGAATATAGTAATCATTATGCCAAGCATGAATACCACTACTGCTACCAAGTACCAAAGAAGTAGTGCCAGCAGGCTTAACAGTAGTAATTCTTGCAGACTCATTGATGCCAATAATATTCGCAACTCGTTTATTTTCTTCTTTAGCCTCACCTGCAGCCTCCGCTAAGTTTAATTTAAGAACACCCCCTGAAGCAATACCTGTCATAGAAACACCAAGTAGTGCATCCTCTTCAGAAGTTTCTTTCCATACACTTCTTAGATAATGGAAGTCAGTGTAGCCAGCTTGTAATGTACCAATGAATGCTGCAGCCCTAACACGAGCATTAAGTGTGTCTTGAGTTGTTACATCTGATACATTAACTTCAACTAGATTACAATAGGAGTTAGGTCTTAAACTAATTTCAGCACATGGATTAGTACCTACATCATAGTTATTAGTCCAAAATACTCCAGGTTCTCCTGCACCTGATTGTTCTACTCGTTTCCAAATGGAAGACCACTCTTCTTCTGTAATCTCTTCACGATTTAAAGCTACTGAATTATTAGCTCTACCTCGTTGTGGATTAAGTTCCCACCAGTCACCACTCTTAGCTGACATCATATCCATATCATCTTTATCGAATAAAGAGATTAGGGCAGCTCTACGAATACCACCTGAGAGTACTGCATCAGCAATATGACAGATCATATCATGTACTTCGATAGGTTCTAGCTTACGACCAACAGCATTGTTTAACACACTACGAAGCTTATCTAAACAGATGCGTAATGGGTCAGGACCAGGAGCCTTACCACCTGAGGTGATTAATCTAGCACCTTTAGGTCTAATGTCTCTAAAGTCAAATACTGGGTCAGATTTACCAAGTGTATAGGCTTTAATTAATACTTTAACAGCATCAGCCCAACCCTCAATAGAATCTCCTACCAAGAATCGTCGTTGTTTAGCGGATGGACCAACGATAGTAGGGAGTCTATCTGTATGTCTGCGTTGTACGCTAAAGCCCACACCACTTCCCCCAAGTAAGTTAAACATGGTCTCGCTGAAAACGGCAGGATGATCGACAGGGGAATAAGCACAATTGAACATACGATTATTACTGAGTTCAATAGGAGTGCCACCGAACTGTAAGCTACGCATAGAAGGCAATACTTGACGATTGTAAACATATTTGTAAACATCTTTAATTTCCTCTTTTAACTGTGGATACTTCTTCATGTGCATGACCATGTTACGACTTACTAACTCTTCCCAAGTTTCTCTGCGTTGGGTTTCAGGGACATACTTAGCATATTTATTAAATATGGTGATGTCACTTAATATCTTCTGACTTTTATCCATTATCTTCTTTCTTATAGCGTAGTTATATAAATTAATCGGAGGAAGTGTTATCTCCAAGTTCCAATTCACTGACCAATCTCTCGAACCTATCTTCAATTTTGTCTTGGAAGGCATAGACTAAATCCTCAGTAGTAAGTCCTAGAAGGTCAATTAAATCTACTTCTGAAACTTGTTCAATAATCTTTTCTTGTAATTCAGTTAATGTTATCATGTTTTCAATTCTTTTAATAGCTCTACATAGTGAATGACTTTATCTAGGTCAGCTTTACCACCCTTGTCTTTCCATCTGCAGATATATTTAATTATGTTTCCTTCTATAAAAGGTATATTGTTTTTAGTTATAAACTCTATGGGTTGTATAGTAAATTTCTTATAATGGTCTCCTCCTACTTGTTTACTAAGCGATGTTGACATACTTCTCTCCTGTTTTATGGCTAATACTCTTAGTACCTCTGAACCAATTTCCACATCCTTGGCATTGGAAGCGTTGATACTTAGCATTAGTTGTTATTGCATATCCTCTCTTCTGATGATGTTTTCCACCACAATTAGGGCAGACTAAACCATCTTCAGATAAGACAGATAAATTCAAGTGATTCTTAATCCATGGTTTAAAGCGTTGATAGACATTCTCTAAGAGCACTACATCATTCTTATTGTACTTCTCCATTGTCTTCCAAGCTTGTGGGTCTTTGTTTAAACATTTAATCCAAAGCTCATGTCCTTCATGTGCTACTTTCTTACCAAGTCCTAAAGCTTGAGAAACATAGTCTAGTTTGTTAGAAACAAATCTAAACTGTCTCTTAGCAACTTGCAATAGATCAATCTGTTTAAATGGAGCAGGAGGTGTCATACCATTTAAGATAAAGTCTTTATTGAGGGTAGGAATATCGAATCTAGCCCCATTATAGTGAATGACTGCATCAGCCTCGTCTAGAAGTTTGTGAATACCTTGTAGCATCTTCTTTTGTGACGACTTATTCACTGAATCAAATATAACTTCTTTCTTACCTAACCACTTTGCTGCATAGCAGAGTGTTGTAGAGCTTTCAAGGATTTGATTCAATCCAATGTTCTGATCCCAAATACCCCACGCATGGACAGTATTGGGACTTGTCTCTATATCTAGCAATAGTATTTTACTCGTCATTAAACTGTTCTCCATTAGGTTTAGCTACACCATCTTTAAATCGTTTCTCTACTTCACCTGTGCTTTTATTCAACTCATACTCATAATGGTCTCCTGTGTTACCATTCTGCGAGATCACATCAATTCTTGATTGCTTCTTACCGAATATGCGTTCAAAGTTTTCTTCACCTTGTTTAGTAAAGAATCCTTTTGTTTGAATGCTGTCACCTGTTATATCATTCTTACTCATATGATAATTCCCTTACTTTTTTAAACACTTCTCGTCTGTCGCTAAACTTATAAGAACCATCCAAATGTAAAAAGAAAGCAGTCCAACCATGATTGGCATGGAATGTTCCTGTCACTTCTTTTCCGTTAATAGTATCAAAATAAATCCAAGGATAGTTAGCCGCAAAAGTTACATCTATACCTATCTTTTTAAGCCTAGCCCTAAATTTTGATAATCTATCAGTCATTGTAACTTCCCTTCATATACCCAATCAGGAAGATAGTGCAGGTATATCTCATGACCTTCTTCCGTTTGTTCTAGTACACAATTTCTTACTATATAATTTGCTACCATCTTTAATAATATTTCTTCTTCTTGCTCATCTATCTCTACACTCTCGAAAGAGCCATCAGCTTTTAGTCCTTTTACTAACACGCTTTACCCTTTCCGTTTTTGTTTTTTCGTCATGACAACCTTTGCAGAGTACTTGTAGATTATCCGATGAACAAAAGAGCCGTGCAATAAATATATCCCACGACTCGAATCCTTTTTTAGGGCACACCACAGGAAGTATGTGATCCACCTGAACCTCCTTAGCAGGGAAATGCCCTTTGCATCCAGCACACTCATAGTGCATAGCCAAGCGTTGAGATTTATCGTTAATTTTTTTACCAACTTGAGCTTCTTTAAGAGATTCATATTTTGGGGGATACCTTCTAAAACCACCTCGTAAGGTAGAAGTTATAAATGATTTTAAGCGACCTTCAGTCCATTCCTTATTCGCCATTAGATAGTCTTTCAAAATGATGTTGATAGTCATCATCTAGTGATCTCAAGATGTATAAACATCTTCCATTCATTATCATCCACTCATCATTTTCATACATCTCTCTAACAGTAGAAAACATTTCTTGTTCTGTAAAACACTCAGCAAGGGCTTTCTTAGCCTTTACTGGTCCAATTCCTGCTATACCTTTTATGTTATCAGAAGTATCACCTGTCAATAGTTGAGTATAAAAGTTTCTAAGTCCAGTTTCTTCATCTACTTCATAGAACTCTTTTTTAACGAAGTTGTAGTGCTTTCCAGGCACTTGCAATAGGTCTTTATCTATGGAACAAATGAGACTAGATTCATTTTGATTAATACCAAGATAATCGTCTGCTTCCATTCCAGTAGCCACTGTTCCTTGCCAACTCTCTACAAGATAGTCTCGAAGAAATTGTAGGTGCTTAGGTTTGGTTGCAGTACGATTAGCCTTGTATTCAGGATAGACTTGCTTCCTGAAATTGTCAGGAGATGTCAAGAATAATTTATACTCAGTAGCTTCTACTTCATTTAAAGTATTCTCAATCATCTCATTGACACGATAGACGGCAATAGCCTCGTTGTCATTCTCTGTGGTACAAGCCACACGAAATGCGAATATATCTCCGTCTAGTAAAGCTTCCATTAATCTACTTCGCCATCAGCTTCTTTAGAGAAGACATAAGCCTCGAATTGTTTAGCAGTGTTGATAACCTCACTTACTGGTTTACCTTGACCTAACAATTCCACCGCAGTTGATAGAGAAGATTGACGAATGATGTACACTTGTCGTCTAGCTCTTTCTTCTGCTGTCTCATAATTACTACCAATGACTTTACCACCGCCACCAGTTGACTTAGTAGCTTCAACTCTAGGAGGTGCATCACCTTCTTTAGCAATAGCTTTCCACTGCCAGTAATCACCTTCTTTAACTGTGACTACATCGACACGATCACCTTTGGCATAGCCCTGAATATCCTTAAATACAGCAGGGTTACTAAATGACATAAGCTTCTTGCCTTGCACTTGACCTTGCTCATTCTTGAAACTAACTTGTAATGTCTGATATTGTCCCTTACCAGTTTTCACTGACTCAGGGGTTCCTACATCAATAATTTCTATAATCATACTATCTCCTTGTTTATTAGTCTTTTTATAAGACTATACATATATTATAACATTTTGTAATAGGTTTTTTCTGAGTAATTAAATATTGTTCACCAACTACTTGAACACCACCATTAACTGCAACACTTCTAATAATCTCTGCACAACCAGTTAAAAAGATTAAGGATAGTAATACTAGGTATTTTTCCATATTTCCATATCTTTCCAATTATTTCCTACCTGTACCTCAGCTTTCATTGGGAGGTTAAATTCCTTACCAAACATCTTCTGAAAGTTCTTAGGTACATCTTCAAATACATCTAGCATTGTCTTTGCTAAAGTGCTAACATGGCTACTATCACAATCAATGATAATACTATCGTGAACCGTATTGACAAGCCTAGCTTTTTCATAGTTTAGTTTCCTCATTCTGTTATAAAGTGACACCCTTGCTATTGTCATCAAATCTGCACCTAGCCCTTGTACAGGATAGTTCAAGATTGTGGTGCGAGGGAACACCTTCTCCCCTCGTCTTAATTCAGGTTCAAACTGATAGATTCTACCAGTTGGAAGTTTAACCATTTTAGTTGTTGTTGCTTCTTGCATTAACTTCGTATGCCACTTGTGAAGTCCTTTATACTTGTTATAGAACTCGTCAATGACTCCTTGCCAAAACTTCTCTGATTTACTTACTTCAGCAAAGTTAGGATCATTAGCATAAGAATAAGCCGAACCGCCATAGATGAGTCTAAAGACAAAGGTCTTTGCAATAAGTCTTGATGGGAGTCCAAATCGAGTCTGATTATCAGTGTGTTGATCGACATTATTCCATATCTCTTCATAAGCTACCTTATCTTGACTTAAGAAAGCGGCACATCGCCACTCTAGTGCTGACGCATCACCCTGTATGAGCATCACTTAACTCTAACATAGCGTCTGCTATACGATAGGCTTCTTCAGGAATATATTCTCTCTTTACATGGTCTGCAATAATTAATGCTTCCATAGCTTTTAATGCAATTTCATCTCTAGTCATTTAATGCTCCTTTTAATAGTTCTCTAGTTTCTTTACTCATCTCATCTAAAACATATCTGGC